CTAAACTGTCGTATACTCGAAAGCAACCTCTACGTTTTTTAATCTTTCCTACCATGGAACAACTCACACTACAGTTCCAACAATTAACTATCGAAACGAACTTCGTACCTATCGGTACCCACACGTCTCCCTCTCCTCCTCGTCCTATCAATGACGTCGCACTCGAAAGGCACAAAAAGACCGTTCTTTTCGCTATCGCAAAACACTTCTACACTTATGAAGTCGAAGAAGTTCTCAACATGCATCGTCCATCCGCGACAGATACAGAGAACATCTACCTCGATTTCTTCCAAGGTGACGTTCAACAACACAACATTATCAAAGATGATATATACTATCAAGCTCTGAATTATGTTACTGAACTCTTTACTCCACCTCAAAAATGTAGACCCGCTCACATATTTGATGTCCGCTACCACTATGATCATGACTTAAGTTCAAACGCTGAAGCACCATTCTCGACTGAACCCTACTACCGTGACCAAGCTCCAAGATATGCACAAGAAGCACCAGGTCAACCAAAAACCTATTCTTTATCCAACATGTACAACATCGTTTTCAATGAAACACGACGTTTTCACCATGAAATAAAAGAAGGCGCTAATCTCAGCAACTATCTCTGGTACATCCAACATCACAACCGATTTATGGTTACAAAAGCGAATCAACCTCCAAAGACTCGCACCGTATCCGGTTTCCCACGCCCACAAAACATAGGCTGGATCATGTTTACATGGTCTTACCTCAACTGGCTCAAGAAACGTGACCCCAGAACCTCTCCAATGCTATGGAGTTTCGAAACCAACCTAGGCGGCTGGCTCCGGCTCAACTACCTATTACATGTTTCCTTCCAACGTTCAACAATTATCACACTAGATAAATCAACGTTCGACAAGTTCTACTACTTTGCAATCCAAGATGACATCGACAACATGCTCATGTCATTTATCGACTTTGACAATGGATATCTACCTACAATAGATTATCCTGATACCCAATCTCAATGGACAACAACTAAAGCCAATCGGCTCCGTCGTCTATTTAGATGGCTCACCTACTCATTTAGGGAATGCCCAACACTATTCCTTGATGGCGTACTTTATAAAAGACGCTTCGCAGGTATGCCCTCTGGCGTATATACTGTTCAACTCTTCGATACCATTTACTTCGCAATCACAGACACTGACGTCTTACTCCGAATGGGAATCTCCCTTTCGCAAATCAGACTCCGTAAAGGCCAAGGTGATGATATACTCACACAACTTGACATCTACGTACCACCAAGTGAACACGAAGCTTTCCTCTCCCAATACTCAAGTATTGATCACCAACGGTTTAACTCAACAATATCTGTTGATAAATCTGAAGTACACAACACACC